CTGAATCAATATCAAAAAGATTTTTTGATATTTTAAAAGTTTTTCTAATTGTACTTTGTTGATTATTTCTAACACTTACTTGAATTGAGTCAATATCAATATTAGTATTATCTAAAATAAAACGTTGATTTGGATTATTTGAGTCTACCGTAAATGTATTAACTACAAAAGCGCCTTCATAAACATTTATATTTTCAAATAATGCAATATTATTTACAACTGGAACAGTAATATCTTGAGGAATCGTGAAAGTATAATTTTGATTTCCAAATACTGCAGAAGTTGTGCAAATAATACCCTTTTTAAGAGTCAAAGTAATTGGATTTGTAGTAAATCCTGCAGTATCGACAAAGAATGTTATATTTGACTTTGCTGCTGAACGAGAACGTGGAACATAACCAATATTTCTTGCAAGAGAAACAACATTTTCTCTTAGTGTTGCACTATCAATAAAAACCTCATTACTCACCATATTTGCATTATATGATGAGATATAGGTATTATACGCTAAAACATCTATTATAGTAGAAAGATTCGATCCTTCAAAATCATAATCAGTAAAATTCGAATTCGCTCTAAGATAATCACGAATTGAGAATTTAATTTGATCGAAATCTAAATTAGTAAAATTTACTAGTGACATTTATCGTGTTGGATGAAGTGCAAATGATAATTGTTGTGGAAGAACGTCGATTCCAACAATACGGTAGTTAATCGTCACATAAAAATCATTATCATCAAAATTCGGTACGACAGTTACCTCAATTAATTCTACTCTAGGTTCATAATTTAAAATTGTATTTTCAATTTCATCCTTTATGATGGATGCAGAAATATCATCAATATTTTCAAAAAGAGCACGACTTATCCCTGATCCTAGATTTTCATTAAAAAATCTTTCTCCAGGATAGGTAAGTACTAAATTCCTTATAGAACGAGCAATTGCGGTTTCATTTTTAAGAACAATTAAATCATAATTAATAGGATTTACTTGAAAAGACATACTTATATCTTTAAATCCTTTACTTACCCGTTCTACAGGCATAAAAAAATATAAAAACTGTATTATTTATTCGGTTTTTTTGGATTCGTAAAGAGGTTCTGTTCCATATTCCCAATCATCATAATCCTCATCATTGCGAATTTTGGAATGAATTTCATTTTGAATTTTAAAATCATGTTTTTTTGGTGTTAGATCATCATTTGAGATCTCACGAAGCATTTTTTGTCTCAAAATTTTCTCTTCCCAACCATATTCTGAGGACAAATATTGTGTACCCCATTCATTTTTCATAAAATCTTCGTTTTTATCAACTTTTTTAGTCATTTTTTTCTCCTGATTTATAAAATCAGAACTTTTTACGGGGTTTCTATCCCGTTTTGACTATATCATAGTCATTTTGAAGAATTTCTTTAAGATACTCATCATCCCATAGGTCATAATATAAAGTTTTTGCTAAATTTTCACGAAATTTACGTAATTTTTCAGTTGGTTGCGCTAAAATTAAATTGTACTTACCATTATTTGTTTGAATTCCATTGATATAGGTATCATAAGATCCACAATCTTCAAAAAATTTCCATTTTTCATATTTTTGATTATAAAAATCAACCCAAAATTGAACGGAACTCAAATCAAAATAGTCTTCAACTATAAAAATGATAACCTGATACCCATCTATTGGATTAATGTCCTCAACGGAGCACTCTACAATCTTAAATTTTGCATTTGATGCAAAAGGACAGATTGCAAATCCATTCAATTCTTTTCTTAGTTTTGATACTTCCTTAATCCAATTTAAAATGTGAAGTTCTTTTTCTGAAAACATAAAAAAAGAGTGCTTATTGTATTTAAGCACTCTGAAAATTATTTACCTTGACCTCTATATTTTTTCTTACGTCCATTGCGAGAAGTTGCACTCAGTAATGTGCGAGGAGAACGTCCTTGCCGAGTCTTCTTAGGCGCTCCGGGTTCAAAGAGAGTCTTATTGCCACCACCTTTTGCCATAAATTACCTCCATTAAATTACGCGAGTTTTCTCATGTCCTACTCTGATACGAGGATCGCACCAGATCTCAAATCCTGCCTCTTTTGCATCAAGACAGAAAGAAACGTCTTCACCACACATATCTTGAACTGCACCAGACTCAAAGACTTGCATCTTCGGAGCAAACCAAGGGTATTCAAGATTCTCAAAGACTCCCTTCTTAATCAGAACCCAACCAAAACCAGTGTAGTCTACTGTGAAAGGCTTTCTACGCTTGGAAATTGATTCCACGGTTTCATGATTCATCACACCACCGTTCTTGCGGAAATCATCTTCCTCCAACCAGTGTGCGACAGATGTTGTGTGACCATCTTCGGTAGCATACCATCCAGCAACAACTTCTTTTTCTTCTCCATCTTCCGAAAGAGCAACATCACAGAGTTGCCAGAATTTGTTAGAATCAAAAACAATATCACTATCAATCCAGAGTTGATAATCATATTGTAGTTTACCATCCCAAGGAACTTGTTTTGGTCCTCTAAGTACATTTGCGCCGAGAACCTTACATCTTGCAAAGTTAACCATCGAGGAGTAATCCTGAGAAATCTGAATACTCATACCGTTTTGAACCATATCAAAACAGAGTTGTACAAATGCTTTGAGGAAAATAAAAGAGCATCCACGCCCAGGAAGGCAGAAGATAATTGATTTTCCCCTCATTCTTTCTTTAATCGCATCATAGTCCCACTCAGGTCCTGAGACTTTTGGTGCTGTTGCTTTAACTGTAAATCCTTTTGCCATAAGTTAAAATAACCTTCAGATCAATTTTATCGTCCTATTTAGTATTTGTCAATATGATGCATTTTGTACTATGTGTTTATTGACAGTCACTTCTTCATACTTCAAATCTTCTTTTGAAATATTCGCACCTAACAAATCAACCATTCTGTGTAACATCTCCCAGATTTCAGAGAATTTACTCTCTGGGAGACTGTGATAGATGCACCGATCCTTTGCGTATATGTGATATAATTTTTCGTAATTTTCCATAAAATTTTTCCGGATTTTTTATCTGGTCACCGCATTATATATCATCACTAGCTGCGTTTATCTGGGCGCGACTTACCGTTCTTATGAATCCATCTTGTGAACGTTTTTTACCTCCGGAAATTTTTTATGAGATTGATATTTATCGGTCGATTTGTCACCTCTGTAGGTTAGGGTAGTGATCGATTTTTATATATCGGGACAACGCCGCGCGACGCTATAACAAATCGGCGCGATTTAACTGCTCTACGACTGTCCTCACGATCATAACATAAGGGCGCTCCAGTGTCAACCAGAGCACCCACAGTTAGTATCAGAAATCAATCACATCTGCAGTGGGTTCGCTACCATAACCCTCCGAAACATCGTCAGAGGTGAGTGCATCAAGAATGGAAAGAATCTCAGTGCCAGTGTTACCTTGTGCCAGCAGGGAAACAAGAACTTGCTTGGTCATAATGAAGAAGAAAAGTGTAAGAAACAGTGTGTGTTGTGAGTGTCTTTAACGGTCGGAGATTTCCAACCCTTTATAGTGGCGCACTCATTCCACTTGCTATAACTTAGAAGTCGTCGAACACATCGCTATTCAGTTGGATCGCATTTACAGCAGGATCATCAAACCTTACACCGTCAAGAGTTTGTGTCATAAAATCACGGATAGATTCAACGAAGTCTTGATACGAACCGCACTCACGAGCGATATCATAAAGACCCTCATCATTGAGGATCCAGAGTGCAACATTCCAGGTCTCATAATTCTCCCAACCGTTATAGGAAACGTCAAGAGCATTGCGTTGGAAAGTGGTAGTCATTTGGAGAAGAATTTAAGTAGGTTGGTCTTATACTACTAGGACACTTTAGAGATGAGTAACTTTAATCACTCACACATCGATCAGACTTGGGTAACGAAGTTGGTGACACTGAAGCGATTTGTGCGGCAACGATTTCCCTTCGTTTGTGTCATCACCAGATCAGACTTACGGGGTTTCGCAGATGCTAACCGTGTGACCTTAACCTTACCCTGAACCTCAGCAATCATCAGATCCAGAGTAGACATTGAAGCGAACTCAGTGAGTGTCATTTTGAGAAGGATTGAAGGGAGTTTGTGTTACTTATCAGTCGCGGGGAGATGTAGACCAAGGAGCATAAAATCCTTCAATCTCACCAAACGTTTGCTCCAGATACTTCTCTTCATTTGAGAGAGTTTTGGTCACAAATTCGTCGTTCAAATAGTATTGAAACTCAGTGTACCATGACTTGATACGATTACCCTGAGCGTCCCACGATTGACGCCACAGAGTGTTAGGAAAGCACTGATAGACGTTACCAGTGAAGGGGGAAGTGTAGGAGGAGGTGTTTCTCATACTACTAGGACACTTTCAAGGTGAGTAACGTTAATTGTCGAACACTAGTGCTACTCTACTGTCTGCAGACGTTCTATAAACTCATCCAGATAGTCTGTCGGATCGTGACCTAACTCTGCGATACGATTTAACTCATTTAAGATAGCACTCATTTGCTTCACATAAGGTACGCGCATTCTCTCTGTCGTACCCAGAAAAGTGTAATTCTTCGGTCTCCCGCCAGCACAATTCTTGGGACGAAACCTAGCATCTTTCCTACTCTTTTCGATGTGGCATTTGTTACATAAAAGTTGGCACTTTGATAACTCTTCCTCCAAAACTTCCTTGGGTTTGTGATACCCTGCGGAAATGTTGAATGACTTTGTGGAGGGGTCAATATGGTCGAACTCTAATGTTTCAGTGCAACCGCATTCTACACACTTTCCACCCAGTTTTTCGATGAGGATTTCTCTAAAATAGTTCATAGGTATTTTGTCCTTTAATACCTTTTTATTTATAGTGTTTTTGATGTATTAAGGGACAAAACTAAAAGTGCGTTTCTTACCACTTAGAGGGACAATCGAGGTCCTCAACGTATGCTTCACACTTCTCAGATGGCTCAAGTTCGAATAACTTCTCCCAGTCTATTTGGTGTGGATCGAAGTCTGCTAGAACGTTCATTTCCAGAGTGATCCTATAACGCTGCTTCTGTGCTTGATGATACGCAACCGACATAAGTACGCTCCTTTGAGTTATGGAATCATTCTATAATGTCTTGGAGTAGGTGTCAAGTACCTGGGGAGTATTTATGTGGGTTCCGGGGGACTCTGGGAGGGTCTTGTGAGGATTTTGTGACCTTGGGGGTTGACGGATTGCGTTCCTTATGTTATGCTGTCTAAGATGACTACAAGATCACACATTTATTAAAGATACCACGATCAATATAACAATCTCATACACCTTTTATTTTACATTATTTTTTCCATCAGTTAGTATAGCAAACCATCATCAAAAAGGTGCTATTTATACATATTATTAGAACGTCTTATCAGTAATGAACCAAGGAATAATCTATGCCATTTTCAATAAAGAAACTGGCAAATATTACATAGGTCAAACTATACACGAACTGAACAAAAAGTGGAAGGAACATCTATATGAAGCGCGGAGAATGAATGATGCTCCACTATACAGATCTCTACGCAAATATGGAGAAGATAAGTTTAAGATTAGGGTGATAGAAGAGTGCTCTGCGGATATACTTGACGACAGAGAAACTTACTGGATAAATGAATACAACTCTTACATCAATGGATATAATCAAACTTCAGGATCTGGCGGTCAGTATAGAGTAAGCATTACAATGAGTGGGGTTGAGAAGACACCAGAACACATTGAAAATATAAGAAAATCAATAAAAAGAAACGGCGTTGGTTTTAAGATAAGAGGTGACGGTAAGCATAGTTGTGTCAAAGTAAAAACGATAAATGTTGATACTCTGGAAGAAAAGTTTTACGATAGTTTAACTGAATGTGCGAAAGCATTAAATATCACAAATGGAAACCTTTGTCGTTATATCAAACACGGATGGAAAGTTAAAGGTCACAGAATAATCAAGTTAGAGAATAAAAAGAAAAGTCACGCAATCTATGGCGTAGATAAGATTACAAATCAAGTCAAATATACGTTCTCAAGTGTAAGAGAAGCAGGGAGAGTTTTAGGAACTGGTGGAGCAAGTGGATGTGATAAATCACTCAAACATCCACACAAATACACTTGGAAAGGTTGTTATTGGTTCTATCAATAAACATAAAAAAAGAGCGCGGTTACCAATCGCGCTCGTGTTCACCCAACCACCTTTTTATTGGAATTATCTATACTCTACGGAAGTCACTTTTGATTGTAGATGAGGCAAACTCCCTTCCTCTTTGTATGAAATTAGTTAAACCAGTATGCTAAATCTGCGAGTTCTGATGCAATCTCTTCTAGATTATCTTCGGTGAGTTTGCTGATGAGTTGTTGTTTGAGATTAGCGTCCATGATTATCATTTAAGTTCAGTTGAGTTTGATACCATTGTTGAAAGGAACATCACCGTTGGATGTTGATACAAACCACTGAAAGTTCTTTTGATAAACAGACTCACCAGTTCCGTGCTCTGAGAGAATAGCATTAAGACGCGATTTGGTGGTATTTGATTTTACTCCACCATCAAAGATTTCCAACCAAGTATCACCTACCATTGCAATCAGATTGCTATACAGATAGACGAAACTTACACCTTCAATGTTAATGACTTGAGTGTTTGCGGATTTCCAATCAGTTTCGGTGCTGATTGCGCGGTTCATTTGTGCTTCGATCTTACGCATTGTGGTTTGGGGTAAGTGGTGATACTACTAGGACACTTTGAAGGTGAGTAACTTTAATCAGGCAGGTCAGAGATTGGATTCCATGATCACATCACGAACTTCCATCTTGAAGTAATCATAACCCAGCTTCTCCAGCAGATAGATCGTGTAAGCATCTGCAGTGGATTTACAATCAAACAGTTTCAGGGAGTTGAAGTCTTCACCTTCATACTTATATCCACCAATTACAGCATAGACTTTCATATTGATTTGATCGGGAGTGAGAGTCATTTCAGTTCAGAAATTAAGTGATTTAATGTTGAGAAAAACCATCTGAAGAGGTTCACCGTTCACATGAAAGAACACATAGTTAGGGTGAACTTCAATGTCACCATCTACAGTGGAGAGGTCAACATAATCATGCCCATCATTGTCTGAAATGTAGGGATTGTCGTCTGTATCATACCCTACAAAATAGAGGATATCATTGACACTTACAGCATAGGAATCTGCCAGAAGATTGTGAAATTGATTGAGAGTGATAGTAGTGTGAGTCATTTGTGTTACAGTTTGTGAGGGAAATCAGATACGAAATGCACCGAGAGAGTTAAACTTAGTCCAGATGTTTTTCTCTGCGATACGCTTACCGTCAATCTGGAAAGTATAACGGAGTTGTCCTTTTACAGTCTTGGAAACTTTACACGTGAGGCAAATCTCACCGTCACGCTTACCATTCCAATCATACTTTGGAAAGTAGTGATTACAAACTCCATCGAAACGGCAATCAACAACACTGTTACGTTGTTGATAGTTTTCAAGTGCAAGTTGCTCAGTGAGAGCAATGCTGTCGAAGAGGTCGTGTGTGTTCATACTACTAGAACACTTTGAAGGTGAGTAACTTTAATCAGTAGTAAGTTCGAAACACATAACCATTCACAAATGTGAAATCATAGCGTAGATTTTGCTCAAAAGTTTCTTGCCAATCAATCACAACAAATGAAGGAATATCGTACTGTTCAGATGTATATTCCTCTGCAAACTCTGCTTCTGAACGATACTCTCCAACGTATGCGTTCTCTGCGTTCTCTACATCAGAAAGACCAAACTCTTCAACGAACGCATCAACAACATCATAACCAAGATTCTCACCTTGCGTCACATATTCTTCGTAATAGTTAAGAAAATCCTCTTCAGAGTTTGCATCAATGAACTCTAGAATATCCTCCAGAGCATAGTTATCCTCCACGAACTCATCAATCTTATTGACAATTTCTTCGTTGAAGATTTCTTT